CCTGTATTCTTCAATTTTTTTATTTCGACTAGTTTCATCTAGAGCCATGATTCTTGCTGCATGCTCTTCTGATAGGCCGAAAAATGTTGTTAATGTTAGTTCCATCAGAACCTCTTACTTTCTGCATTATCTGGATATTTAAAAATATTGTTTTTTGCACCTTTGATTATGCGATCGACAAAAGCAGCATCGTAGATTTTCATAAGCTCAGCTCTACTAAAATTTGTATTAATGATAGTATTTGTCCGATTATCCAAAATATTAAATAAAAACGTATATGTCCAACCGCTAGCAGATTTAATGGTGTTACCTGTGGTTGACTCCTTGCCTAAGTCATCAAGTATCAGATAATCACAATTGATGAGAAGCTTTGACATTCTTTCTTGCGAATATTTGCTATTTTTTTTATCGTCATAATCGAATGTATCTTTGACTAGTCCGGACAACAAAGGTACCGAAACAAATATCACACTCTTTGATTGATTGTAAGATTTAAACATCTCGTTAATATTTTTAGCAATACTCATAGACAAGTGGCTCTTGCCAACCCCTGGAGGTCCTTGTAAGAGGGAGTTACCTTCCATTCCTTTAACATAATCTCTGGTGATTCGTTTGGCATAGTTTAGCGCTTTTGTATCTACAGCACTATGTTCCTTGTAGTTTTTCAACGTAGCACTAGCAATTTCCTTTGATAAAACGCTCTCTTTATAAAACACTTTATAACCCTTAGCTAGCAACGACTGGTTGTTGTACGCAATGTCAACCGCATTACTTTTCGTTTGGATATACTCTGTTGTACATTGCCAACAAAATTCTGTTTCTCTATTGCCATGATTTGGCATTTTCCTAGCATAAATTGGCATCTCGTGCTTTTCGCATGTTTTTCCAGTATCTCTAATAACACCATTCTCGAGCATGCTCTCTCTTGTCATTAACCCAAAAGCCATAGATACCTCCTAAAATCCATATTTCGGATCTGGTTTCTTAAGCTCATCTAACTCAGCTTGCGAAAATCGTTGGCCTTGTTGCTTCTGGTAATAATCACTTTTAGCAACTTCTGGCTGATTGAGATAGCTCTCAAACTTGCTAGCATTAAACAAGGTTGATGGCCTGAGATATTTTTCCATGTCAGAATTTACCCACTCGCTGCATTTTTTATCTATGACAGCTTTGAAATCTTCTAAAGTATAACTATCTTTTAGTCTCGCTTTGACTAAATCTGTGTTTGTTTTTACAAACTTATAGTTAGAGTTCATTTTTTGGTTGAGATAAGCTATTGGGATACGATAATCAAAATTTTTGGGATTACCTTTTTTGACTCGTTCGACATATTCAGATTCAAGCCAGCTTGGAAAAGTATATTCAGTCGTGCTTTGCTCGACATTATATTCTTTCTCTTTATCTAACTCTCTCTCTTTCTCTTTCTTTTTCTCTATCTCTATCTCTATCTCTGGTGTACATTTGTACAACATTTGTACACCGCTGTTTTTTTCTGTTCTTAATTTTCGTATCCTGTCAGCCTCAGTGCTTGATTTACCAACAAAATTTTGAATGTTAGTCATATATATAGCGCCATTATCAAGAATTTCAATTAGCTGTAAGTCTCTAAAGATTTGAATAGCCTTTTCGATAGTCCCAACCTGATGCCTTGTAATTGTTGCAAGCATTTGTGCGTTGTAAGGAATAAGGTTATTAAACATTAATAAGCCATCATTTTTTAAACTTCTTAAATATAGCTTGAGCAAAATATTGCTATAAATATAGCCATCAGGCATGCTTTCCAATATAATTGCTTCATCGCTTTCAAAAAAATTTTCTTTTAATTTAAGATAGTAATACTTTTTGTTATCTGCCATTCAATACTCCTTAAAAAGGTCTATCCTTGCCCCAGACTTTCCCACACGATCCTGGAGTGGGTAACTCTATAAAATCCGTGCGTTTTGGTCTCTCAACCTTACGTACAACTTGGTAGTTATCTAACACCGTCTCAACAGTTTTAGTGATTGTCTTTTGATTGCTATTGCGATTGCCGAGATATGCAATTAAAGCGATAAATAATAAGACTACTACGCCTGTTATTGGATTTTCCATGTTATGCTCCTTTTAACTCTGCTAAAATTTGATAAAACCCTTTGAACGAAATAGGTATTGTACAATCTTCAGGTTTAAATTTCTGTCCATCTTTTCGGAAACAGTTAACCTGCGGTTCCCATTGCTCTTTTTTCTCTTTCATGTTATAATTACCTCATCATTAATTTTCTTAAGGTCACTGTTCCCGCAGTGACTTTTTTGTGTATAATTTAGATATCTTATCAGGAAGGAGGGTAAGTTATGAATAGCTTGGTTATTAAAAAATTCTTGATGAATACGGCATTGAAAATTCTGAAAATCTTTCTAAAGCCCTTGCCAAAGTTCTAGATAGTTTTTTCTACTGACAGCCGTGTTGCAAGTAATTTGTCAAAGTCTATTAAAGAACAAGATAGACAAGATGACAGGATGCGTGGAATTATTCGTTAGATTCCACTAGTTTTTTAGAAAACTCACGAAATTCATTCAATTCACTTTCATTTAGTGTGATGTCTTTTGTGAGTATTTCTTTTTTGTTTTCTAACAAGTAATTGTAAAGACTATCTAAATCCTTCCATTCTTCTTCAGATAATTCTTTACGTAACGTAATAAATGTTTCAATGTGTGTTTCGTTCATGGTGTTCTCCTTTCTAAGCTACATCGCCTTTTTCTAAAGCGATAATTTCTTTTTGTTTTGGTGTTTCACGAATTTCGATGCGTTCAAGCTGCTCTTGCTTTTGCTCGTCTTGAACAAAATCAAAATCCCAAGGCATTAAATGACTCAAATGATAATTTTTAACTTCTTTAATTTTTGCTTTTAAGTCATCAGAAGCCATTGTTTCTAATGCATCTAATTCATTTACAGCGAATTTGTAATTTTCAATTCTCTCCTCACTCGGTAAGGGGCGCTTTTGTGTATACGGATAATGTTTTGGTCTCATGCGTTTCCTTTCTATGCAATACCTTCTTGTTCAATGAGTGGCAAAATATCGTTATCTTTTAACAACTCGTATAGGAACAAGCGCCCCTTCTGCGTCCATGTAGTTGTAACATTCGCTCTTGTGTGACCATTTTTGTCCTGATAATCAAACGTGTGGCTATCTGTGTAACCTTTGCCCATGTGGCGTTTGTATAGAATCCATTGACCGTTTACTTTATGCTGGACACCTAAGCTAGATAAAATTTTGTTTAACTTATTAGCTGTCATCCCATAATCTTGTGCGATTTGTGTCACTCGTAAAGCGCCCTTTGATTCAATAATTAAATCTAAGTACCTTGCTTGCTTTTTCGCTTCTTTTAAATCTAGATGTAATTGATTGTTTTCAATTGTCAGATTAGTAATTTTTTTATCAGCCATAAGCAATGCACGAGCCATGATTTTCTCTGGGCTGTTAAAATCTTTCTCAACTTGGATAAAGTATTGACGGACTTGCTTTGATTTTTCATTCCGTTGCAACATCGCAATTTCTTTTGCCATGTCTAGTTTTAGAATGTGGTCTGTATATTCAGTTTGATTGCCTTGAGCTGTTAGTCTTTTTTGACTAATAGCCATGAAGTCTTCGTTTTCAACGAAACCATATTCGCTCATTCGCTCAAGCCATTTTGTATATTGTGTTTTAATTTCAAGCACTTTGTGCAAATCACGACCACTTACAACTGGCTCATGATTTTCATTTAGTGTGATGCTAATTAGTTCGTCCATAAATCTCCTTTTTGTATGATTTAAAATCATATGTTTAATAAAATTTTTTAAGCTCCGAGAATATCGCTAGACTTTACGTTGAAATAACGACAAAGTTTAATTAAGTTTTCACCTCTGATTACTGTAATATCTTTTTCCCACGCGTTAATTGTTTGGGTTGATACTCCAATAGCACTAGCTAACTTCTCTTGGCTCATTTTGTTTTCTCGCATTCTTAATTCTGCGATTGTGACATTAGGTTTTGGCATTTTCTCACTTCCTTTCAATTGTTAGTTTTTTTAATAGCTTAGCTATGATTATATATTACATGATTTAAAATCATATGTCAACAACTAAATTGATTTTTTTTCATATTTTTTTGTTTTTTATATTATTCCACTTGATAATAAATCATTTATACTATATAATGTACTTATAAAAAACAGGAGCAAATAATATGACAACACACTTGGAAATTGGAGAAAGAATAAAAAAACTAAGAGAAGGGAAAGGGCTTGAGCAGTTAGATGTAGCTAATATGTTAGGTTATAAATCACAGAGCACTATTTCTAAGTGGGAGAGTGGGACAAATCTACCTACTGGAAAAAATATGATTAAGTTAGCTCAAATTTTTGGGGTTACTAGCGATTATATTTTAGATGGAGAAAATGACGAAAAAGAAACTCCTTCTATTGACCTTTCAAATCTTCGTGAACGTGTCGTAATGTTTGACGGAAAACCTCTATCTGATGAAGATGTTAGAAAAATAGAGCAAATTATAAAACTTTCTTTAGGAGTTTCGGGAAATGAAGATTGATGAATTGCTTAAAAAGTATAAAGTGTCACTTTTTTTATTCGATGGGGGATTGTGGGAGCGTGACGGCTTCTACTTCCCCGACTTAAGAATTATATATGTAAATGATAAGCTGTCAGAAATAGACAGGGATAAGGTTGTTTTACACGAGCTAGGACATATGATTAATAATCACAATCCTTACGATTACAAAAGACTGTTGTTGCAGTACGAAAATCAAGCAGATAAATACATGATTAGAGAGTTGTTGAAAGATTATCTCGCTAATCATGATATTTATAGCTTTGACTGGTTAAAATTTGCGAATCATTACAAAATATCAACAGTTTGGGGCAGGAGATGATTCGCAAAGAATTTAATAAATTAATATAAATAATAATGTGCAATGCCTGAATCACGTTAAAAGCTGAAAAAGGAGAAAAATATGGGAAAAAGAGTTAACAAATTAGTTTATGCTTTACTAGCTATTTTTTTGGGTGGAATCGGAGCGCATAAGTTTTACGCTGGAAAAATCGGACAAGGTTTTTTATATCTTATCTTTAGTATTACTATTATCCCTAGTTTTATAGGTTTTATCGAAGGACTTGTTGCACTCGGAAAACAAAGCGATGAACACGGAAATATTATTGTTTAAAAAATAAAAAACCCACGCTCGCAGTCGCCAAACTTTGAGAGCGTGGGTAATCAAGTATAAGAAACAAGCATTAAATGGCTCGTTTTCTTGTACTCATTTTATCAAAAAATGAGGTATAAAACAATGCGAAAAGTAGCAATTTATTCTAGGGTATCAACAATAAATCAAGCAGAGGAAGGATATTCTATTACTGGACAAATAGATTCTTTAACAAAATATTGTGATGCTATGGGATGGGTTATATATAAAAATTATTCTGACGCAGGATATTCTGGAGGGAAATTAGAACGACCAGCGATATCGGAACTAATCGAAGATGGAAAAAACAATAAATTCGATACTGTTTTAGTTTATAAATTGGATCGTTTATCTAGGAACGTAAAGGACACACTTTACTTAATAAAAGATATATTTACGAAAAATAACATACACTTTGTAAGCATAAAAGAAAATATAGATACTTCTTCCGCTATGGGGAACTTATTCTTAACGTTACTATCTGCAATCGCTGAATTCGAGCGTGAGCAAATAAAAGAGCGGATGCAATTCGGCGTAATGAATAGAGCCAAATCTGGGAAAACGACCGCGTGGAAAACCCCGCCATACGGTTACTCATATGATAAAAAGAACAAAGTGCTTTTGCTTAATGAATTCGAAGCAACAAATGTTAAACAAATTTTTAATATGATAGTAGCTGGCCATTCTATTATGTCTATCACAAATTATGCAAAGGAACATTTTGCTGGAAACACATGGACACATGTAAAAATACGGCGTATATTAGAGAATGAAACATACAAAGGGTTAGTGAAATATCGAGAACAAACGTTTGCTGGAAATCATGACGCTATTATTGATGAAGAATTATTTACAAAAGCACAACTTGCGCTAGACAAAAGGACGAACTCCCAAAATAACACTAGACCATTTCAGGGTAAATACATGTTATCTCATATAGCAAAATGCGGATACTGTGGCGCTCCGTTGAAAGTTTGCACGGGTAGACCTAGAGTGGACGGAACAAGAAGGCAGACATATGTTTGCGTTAACAAGACAGAAAGTGGTGCTAAAAGAGGAGTTAACAATTATAACAACAATAAAGTATGTAATTCTGGAAGATATGAAAAGTCGTGCGTTGAGAAATATGTTATTAACGAACTCTCTAAAATACAGCACGATAAAGAGTATCTAGAAAAAATGAAAAACAACAGCAAAAAAGTTGATGTTTCGTCTCTTAAAAAAGAAATTCAATCTATTGATAAAAAAATTAATCGATTGAATGATCTTTACGTAAACGATTTTATTAGTTTATCAAAACTAACAGAAGAAATTAAAAAATTAAATAAATTGAAAGAAGGATATCACAAAACAATCAAATTAAACTACGTAGAAAATAAAAACGAAGACGTAATATCAACATTAGTAAATAACATTGATATTAGCAAGTCTTCGTATGATGTACAGAGCAGGATTGTGAAACAACTAGTAGATAGAGTCGAAGTTACAACTGATAACATCGATATTATTTTTAATTTTTAA